AAGCACAATCCATCAATTGCGGTGATAGAGCAGTCTGTATATATCCAAAATTTCCAGACTAGCAGGGTGATATCTTATATCATAGGTTACTCATGGGGAATCGTACAGATGTACTGTCGGAAAGTTATGGATGTAAACCCTATCTTATGGAAGCGGGGTATTGGTTATAAGAATATCTCAAAAGAGGACAAGATTTTATTAAACACTGAGTCTAAGAAAAAGAAGGAAAGAAAAGATCGGGTTCGTGAAATTGTGGTAGACTATTTTGCAATGTCCGATGACGATCTGTCTGACGATGATATTGTAGATGCAGTAGGGATAGGTTTATGGTATTACTTAATGGCGGTTTCAAATGACTCTAGAGCCTTATAAGGATAAGTCTTGGCTGTACGAGCACTATGTCAAGAAGAGAATGAATCTAACTGATATAGTCAAAGTTCTTAAGCAAACTTATAATATAGAAATAAGTCCGCAAGGGTTGTATAACTGGTGCAAGAAATATGATTTATTAAAGTTTAGAGGGAAGGGGAGAAATCTTGCTGTTACATCAAAAAGACCAAAGTCTCCAATGCAACAGGAGTCGGAGCGCAGGAAGCGTGATTTGCGAAAGCAAAGAGATCGTAAAAAGAAAGGCATGGGTTTATAATGCAGCGTAAAGTGTCCTCGTCAGACCTCGCCGTCTTTGCTGAGTTGGATATGATTTACAACCAAGCAAGGATTATTGAGGCAAACCAGAATAAAACAAAATACAAATGTCTCGGCTCGGGGAATTGCTGTACCATTGGTTTAACAATTCATATGGCTGAGTGTGCCAATATTGCTTTTAGAATAACCCAGCAATATTATTTAGACATTGAGAGTAAAGGCAAGGAATACGCCGACGATTGCTTTGACAAAATCGTATCTGCCCTCAAGGGTGCTATGTATGATGATACATGGATCTTTGGCGGTGAAACCAAAAGAAAATGTGCTTTCTACAAAGACGGATGCACAATTTACGGCTTTAGACCTCTCGTATGCCGTAGTTACGGAGCTTTTGTTGGAGTAGATGATGTTTGCCCGAGGGAAAGAAATGTTTACAATAATGTTGACTTTTATTCGGGGACCCCAGTTGAGAGTATGGTTAGGAGTTTTCAGAACGCACTGTCAAAATATTCGGAAGATAAAGATTCAGGATACGATGTTGTGGTGTATATGCCATTAGGTGTTTTAAGCTTTCTTCTTTCACCTGAGGAACTAGATGAGCTGGCGGATAAAACTGATGACAGAATGTGGAAAGCAGTTGAGGGGTGGTTTAATTATCGTGTTGAGTATACGAAAGTTCACGGGCTCCCTATTCCTAAATTAAGAGAAGCTGCCGAGAGAGCTGGGAAGCAAATAGCGTTTCAAGTTCAAGAATGATACTTTGGTCTGACAATCAATCATCTCCGCTAAGCGTTGGGTATGGCTATACGCCAGATCGCCTCTTTGATCAATTATCAAAGACTGGCTTGCCTATAAGGCGAAATAATTCAACTGCCCCAGCGGAGATTGTCCCAATTACCAACGACTTGTCGCTTGGCTATTTCAAGACGACTGGGCCGTCTGACGATATAATCATAAACCATTCCCTGCCCGAGTTTTTTGTAGAATCAACAACTTATTCAATTGGCTTTACATTCTGGGAGACAAATCGTCTCCCAGATTCATGGGTTCAGGATTGCAACAGGATGTCTGAGGTATGGACTTGTTCAACATTTATGCGCGATGTGTTTATTAACTCTGGAGTCAAAGTTCCTCTGTATGACTTTAAACTTGGCGTTGACCCGGAAATTTTTTATCCAATAAAAAGGGTGAGGAAAAATCCATTTACTTTTTTAAGCATAGGCTCCCCATCTACTCGTAAGAACTCTCAAATGTCCGTTGATGCTTTTATAAAAGTTTTTGGAGGTAAAGACGGATACCGTATGATATATAAATCGAACGGACCAGCAGACGCTCGCAACTTTACTGGCGGAATGAGGAGTGCATTGAAGCACCCTCAGATTGAAATAATAGATTGGGAAGTTCCTGTTGAGGAGCTCGGCAGGATCTATGATCTTGCTGATTGCTTGCTGTATCCGACCAGCGGTGAGGGGTGGGGGAATATTCCATTTCAGGGGATCGCCAAAGCAATTCCTACCATATGCACTAATGCGACTGCCTGCGAAGAATACGCTGAGATGTCGGTCCCTTTGGACTACACTTGGTCCACTGAGAAAATGACTGGCTTATACGAAGGTGCAGGTATGTGGGCAATGCCAAGTTTTGATGATTTGTGTGATAAAATGTTATATGTAACTAATCACTATGAAGAGGTATCGGAAAAAACATACTCTTCGGCTGTATATATAAATGAAAATATGACTTGGCAAAAAGTTGCAAAAGGATACTCAGATAGATTATGTCAGATATTGAACATGTAAGGCAAAAGAGTTTAATAGAGAAAATTAAAGATGTAGAGCAAGTTGGTATTTTGCATGTAAAAGGATATTCCATGCGTGAGATATCAACATTAATGTCTCTAAATATAAATGATATTAAATCTTATATTGAAGAATATAAGATGATATTGAATCAAACAATTCAAGAAGACCCATTTTTTCTTGAAAAAGTACAATTCAACACAATGAAAGCTTTGACTGAATTTGATGAATTAAGCAAAGAGGCTTGGGAAACAATAAACATAGCAACAGATAATGGAATGGTTGCTGCAAGGATACAGGCGATTAAGCTCGCTGGGGATCTTGCAACCAAGAAGGCTCAGCTTCATAAACTGATGGGTGGCAATCAAACTGACGGTGAGTACATCGCCAGAATGCAGAAGGCGGAAAGTGTCAACCAGATATTGTCAAAAATTCTTAGAGATGTAATCTCAAAACACCCTGCCATTGCGGAAGAAGTTCGCAAGGAACTTGAGATTGCTTTTGAAATAATGGGTAATGGCTCGGCTAAGCCAAGTCGATCCAGCATGTCAGATGCCATAGAGACAGAAGAAACGGAGGAGACATATGAATAAGTGCCAGAATTTGAGACCGCTTTTTAGCGCCTATGCGAAAAAACGCCAGAATTTGAGACCGCTTTTTGCCTCCTTAAGGGTCGCTTCATAGATGTCTGACTTTCTTGGCGTTAACCTTAATTATGCCGACTTTGATCGCTTATTAAGACAAGATGAATTCATGGAAGAACCTGTTTCTATAGAAGTATTTGTTCAGGATAAACATTATCTTGGACTCCCTCCTCTATCGGAAATTCAGCTTGAGATAGTAAAGCATAGCACACAGATTTTCAAAGAACACACTTTAATAAGATTATATGGCGAAGAAATTGGTCGTGAAATATATAAGAAGTATACAGATAATGAAGTGATTTGTATGCTCGGTAAGGGATCCGGTAAAGACCATTGTGCTCGTATATCAATGGCATACACTGTTTACTTATTGCATTGCCTAAGAGATCCTCTTGGATATTATGGTAAAGCTCACGGTGTATATATTGACTTGTTGAACCTTGCTGTTAACGCTCAGCAAGCACAAAGGGTATTCTTTGAACCATTAAAAAACCTTTTACTTTCCTCTCCGTTTTTTAATAATGTTGGATTTGAACCTAGAGTATCAGAAATATTTTTCTTTTCTCGGCCCGTAAGATTATTCTCTGGTCACTCTGAATCTGAAGGCTGGGAAGGTTATGAAGTAATGACAGTTATATTAGATGAAATATCAGCATTTAAAACAGATAGCGAATTGAAGGGCGAAATAAGATCTAAAGGATCAGCATCCGCTATTTATAACATGAGTAAGTTATCAGTGATGTCTCGATTCCCAGAAATAGGTAAAGTCATTCTATTGTCATTCCCCAGATATAAGGGAGACTTTATTCAACAAAGATATTTTAGCTCTAGAGAAAAGAATGAGCCTAAAACTTGGTCAATTAAAGCAGCAACATGGGAAGTTAACCCGACTATTAAAAGAGAACAATTGGAATCTGAATATATTAGAAACCCAATTGAGGCGGCTTCAAGATTTGAATGTGAACCACCTACAATGGAAGATGCATATTTTAGAGATGAAAATTTAGTAAGAAAAGCATTTATGTATGCGGATGATCCATTGGATGAAGAAGGCCGATATAAAAAATGGTTTAACAATACTGATGGTTTTCAAAGGTACATTCATATAGACCTTGGTTTTAAAAGAGACAGAACGGCATTGTGTATGACACATTGTTCCGGGTTTAGAGAAATAACTACTTCAATGGGCGTAGAGAAACTGCCTGTTGTTAATGTTGATTTAATTCATTCATGGAAAGCTGAGCCGGGTGAAGAGATAAATTTTGCTTCAGTTAGGCAATTAATAGTTGATCTCTGTAGAAGGTTTGATGTAGCTAAAGTAACATTTGATAGATGGCAATCTATTGAAATGATCCAGAGCCTTAGGTCTCAAGGAGTAAATGCAGATTTTCATAGCGTTAAGAAAACAGATTATGATACCTTAATGACGGCTATATATGATACAAGATTGCGCGGTTATTGGAATAACATATTGGTTGAAGAAGAGCTTTTAAAATTAAGATTGTTTAGTAATAATAAAATAGATCACCCCAATGCCGGCTCTAAAGACCTAGCAGACGCTCTAGCAGGCTCTGTATTCCATTCTGTTCAGAATATAGCAATGGAGCAAGATGTTGAAATAGAAATACTTGGTTTTGATATTGATAGTGAAAAATATGATGATATAGAGGATTACGGCACAGTATCGGTGTACAATTCTAATCTAGGCGGGTTTGTTCCTGGCTATGGTGCAAAGAAATATACAGCAGAGGAGGTGGGGATATGGATGGAGAACATATAGATAACGGTATTGATGTGAATGATATAGTAAAGGTGCTGGCTGAAAAGATTACCGAGCTGACAGTGCAAAACGCAGTTCTTATTGCTCAAGTGAAATCTTTGAGTAAAAAAGATTAATTTTTTTCTGAAAGTAGCACAATCTGTAATAAATGATGATAGATTGTTCTCAAGCCAGCCGGCTGTACAACACAAACAACATAGGAGTGCGTTATGCAAATTAAAGAAGCAAGTATGTTCCCAGTAATCTCAAGAACAGGCAGAACATCTGCCGAATTGCAATTGATCATTGATACAATTAGCCTATCTAGTAAGAGTGGAAAGCCTTATTCAATTGAAGGAATTCAAGCAGGTAAGAAATATAATTCCATGCAGC